TGAGATAAAAAAGTTACCTCTTGTAGTTTACGACTATTAAAATTTGGAGTTGTTGTGGTGACACCAATTGCTGACCAAACACGAGCGATATTAGTGGGATTAAACCAACTAACCACAGCATCTGATAAAGTAAAAGTATTGTCATCACCATTAAGCGCAGCCTCAACTTCTTCCATAAATTCACTATAAGAGATTTCTCTCCCAAGTTCTTTACAAAGTATGATCCACGCATAAGCGAATAAACGAAACAAGATCATTGTATTATCAACGATCGTATTGTTTGATCCACTAGGATTACCAGTATGTTTTTGAACTAATTCACCGTTCTCTAACACAACAACAGAGTGTATTATAGAACGATATATTGCTTCCAACCGTTTCCGATTTTCAGCAGTTTGAAATTTCTCATCAAGAAAACTCCAACGGATTTCTGCTTGCCCAGACAATGCCCTAGCAAACAAAGATGCATCAAAATCCTTCTCATCCAATTCAAAAGCATTAGGATGCTTGTTTAAACGATTAAATAAACAATCCCAACCACTTAAGAATTTAGAAATCCCAACAAAACTCCAGGTTCTACCATTTGAATTGTAGAATCCGTTGTTTTGATCAAGGAATAACCTATTGGAACTTACAGTATGCTCAATTGGTGATGCTGTGAAAGTACGATGTTTATACAACATTAACTTCTCAACAGTACGCAATTCAACTTTTTGTGAACAAGTCCAAATAGGAACAATTTCATTCTCCGGCAATGCAATTCTTTCCCAATAATCATCCAGAACTTTACTAGCTTTTTCATCAGCTAAAAAATCTGTTTTATTGAAAAATTGCAAATTCCATGGATAACCACATGATGTGGTCTTATCCATTTCAGAAAGAACAAATTCCTTATCCAAAACTTCACTTCCACCCATAACAGGCATAAAATGTTGTTTTGTCCATTCACCGGCCAAAAGCCACGCTCCTTCATCTAACTGAGGTTGCCCCCTGTCATACTTAGAAACGCTCTTAAAACCAGCATCGAGTGTTCGAAAAACCATTCGATATCCATTTGGTAACTTCATATCATTTGCACGACAAAAATCACCAAATGAACTATTAAAAACTTCTTTATCATTATAATTACAACGACGCATAACACGACCCAAATAATCTACATTCCCAGCAGCAAAATACTTCTGAAA